GCACAATTTTTACACCTCCAAAATGAAGCGTTACCAAAAGTAACAGGTTAAGACTATGGCAAAGGCAATATGTAAACTAGAAATAGATACTTCTGAAGCGATGGAAAAAATAAATAAATTGAAAACGCAAGCTGAAAATCTAAAGGATATTTTAAAACAAGTAAAAATGCTGTCGCAAGAAATGGAAGGGTCGATGGTGAAATTTAATGCATCATGCGAAAACCTTTCATTCGAAATATCATAAAAACAGGTAAAGGAAATGGCAGGTAGACCCAGAACACCGACAAACATACTGAAACTAAGGGGAGCTGATAAGGCCCACCCAGGCAGATTGAAAGAACGTGAGAACGAGCCAGAGAATAATATTTCAATTGGTGCGGCTCCCGATTATTTGAACGAGCAAGAATCGAAAGGCTTTGATCTGATTGTTAAAGAATCAATTGACGGAGTTTTGGGCGGCGCTGATCGGATGGCAGTCGCGCAAGCTGCAAAGCTATTTGTTATTTGTAATGGTCAGAATTTTGAGGATGGCGAGCCAGTGAAAGCCACGTCAAACCAACAGAATTTATTTTTTAAATACTTATCGCAATTTGGAATGACTCCGGCTGATCGTTCTAAAATCAATATTCCTAAATCTAAACCTAAAAACAAGTTTGATGACTAATGCTAAAAGCCCTTTCGGATTACCCACACAGCCAAGATGCTTACATCTATGCGAGTCAGGTAACCAAAGGTCATATACCAGCATGTAAGGAAATCAAACAAGCTTGTCAACGGTTTATTGATGACTTCTTTAGAGACTTTGAATATCAATATGACGCGAGCAAGGCAGAATCAGCCTGCAAGTTTATTGAAAACCTACCGCACACCAAAGGCAGATGGGCGGCAAAGAAACAAGATTTAACGCTTGAAGGCTGGCAGAAGTTTATCGTTTGCAATTTGTTTGGATGGGTCAATTCGGCGGGGCTTCGACGATTTCGGAAAGCCTATTTAAAAATCTGTCGTAAAAATGGCAAGTCAGCAATGGCGGCGGCTATCGGACACTATCTTTTTTCTAAAGATGGCGAGTTTGGCGCAGAAATCTACAGCGGCGCGACAACAGAAAAACAAGCCTGGGAGGTTTTCGGGCCTGCTCGGTTGATGGCATTAAGAACGCCAGACTATACCGAGAAGTACGGCATAGAAGTCAACGCGAAAAACTTAACAATCATTGAAAATGGGTCAAAGTTTGAGCCCTTGATTGGCAAGCCTGGAGATGGTGCAAGCCCTTCTTGTGCGATTGTTGACGAATACCACGAACACGACACAGATGATTTTGTTGAAACGATGGAAACCGGCATGGGAGCGCGAGAACAGCCGCTTCTTTTAATGATTACCACAGCCGGTAATAACATTTCTGCGCCTTGTTATGACATGGAAACCGAATGTAAGAAAATGCTAGATGGTGTTTTCGATGATGATCGTATCTTTGCTTTAATCTACGGCATCGATGCGGGCGACGATTGGACGGACCCGGCGATCTTACAAAAGGCTAATCCCAATTTTGATGTATCAGTTTCAGGTGAATTTTTACTAGCGCAACAAAAGGAGGCGATGCGGTCAGCGGCAAGGCAAAACGCATTCAAGCGCAAGCATTTAAACATATGGGTTGGCGCTCATACTGCATTTTTGAATATGGAAGATGTCAACAGGTGCGCGGAAGATTTGAATATTGATGACTTTATCGGGGTTGATTCTATTATTGCAATCGATTTAGCCTCTAAAATCGACATCGTTGCAACGCCTATAATATTTTCAAAAATTATAGATGGCAAGGTTCACTACTATTTTTTCTCTAAATTCTATCTGCCGGAAGAAACGGTTTTAGACCCGAAAAACGACCATTACCGAAAGTGGGTAATCGATGGGCATTTGATAGCGGTTGATGGAAATGAAATAGACTTCAACGAAATAGAGACGGACGTTAAAGAAACAATGGATAAACACGGCTCAAGGGAAATCACGTACGACCCTTGGCGAGCCGCGCAAATGGCGCAATCATTGCAAGCGCGAGGCGCTAATATCGTGCAGTTCGATAATATCGTGAAATATATGTCTTCGCCGATGTACGAGATGGAAGCGGCAATAGTTGCGGGTCGATTTCACTATGATTCAAACCCCGTTATGACTTGGATGCTCTCTAATTTAGTCGCGAAAATTGACGCCAAAGAGAGCGTATACCCTAGAAAACAAAAACCAGAAAACAAAATAGATGGCGTGGTTGCCTTAATCATGGCGATAGGCCGCTTTATGACTGTTGAAGTCAAGCACGTTTATGAAGATCGCGGTTTGCGAACCCTTGGATAAATATATATGAATTGGTTTACAAAATTATTTAGCAATGCAACGACGAAAGAGCCGGAGTGGTGGAGACAGAACGGCTTTATGCGACCTACTGGATCAGGTCAAACGGTCAATGTTGACAGCGCTATGCGGGTATCAGCGGTTTATGGTTGCGTTCGTATTATCTCTGAAGCAATCGCAGCGCTACCGATTAAGATTTATGAAAAAACTGACGATGGCCGGGAAGTTTCAGACCATTATTTGAATAACTTGATTAATTTGCCCAACCCTATTCAAACCGGTTTTGAGTTGAGAGAATTCCAACTATCTGATTTGTTGCTTCGCGGCAATTCATACAATCACAAGGTACCAACTAATCGCGGTCAGCTAGGCGAGATTATTCCGTTATATTCTCAGCACATGAATGTTGATAAAACAATGAGCGGTAAATTAATTTTTGACTATCAAGAACCCGGCGCGGCCCGCGTCTACAGCCAAGATGAGATTTGGCGGATATCAGGCCGAAGCTCTAACGGCGTGACGGGTGACAGTCCTATATCACAAGCCAAAGAAGCGATTGGTCTAGCGCTTGCATTAGAGGAACACGGCGCGGCACTATTTAAAAACGGCACACAAACCGGCGCAGTGTTTGAGATACCAGTGACATTAAGTGATACGGCTTTTGATCACTTACGAAAACAAATGGCTGAGAAAAAAGGTTCATCTCACGCACACGAAGATATGATTCTTGAAGGTGGATTGACCAGAAAATCTATTGCGATGACGGCCGAAGATTCTCAATTCATCGAAACTCGAAAGTTCACGATTGCCGATATAGCTAGATTTTACCGGGTGCCTTTGCACAAGCTGAATGAAATGTCAGCCGCTACCTTTTCGAATATTGAACATCAATCAATCGAGTTCGTGACCGACACGCTAACGCCTTGGATGGTTCGCATTGAATCTTCAATCTATCGCGACCTGCTAACCAGCAAAGAGCGTGAAAAGCTCTACGCGAAGCACTCGGTTAACGCATTGCTTCGAGGTGCCACCAAAGAGCGGTCTGATTTTTACAAGGCTGGTATCAATGACGGATGGCTGAAACCTAACGAGGTTAGAGGCTACGAAGATTTAAACAAAGAAGACGGGCTCGACACATTTAGGCAACCACTCAACACCACGACAGTTGGCGGCAAAGAGCAGCAAATGACAGACGCGGCAATTAGTAACTTGGTTGAGATGGAAGTTAAAGCACTCAAACAAGATAAAGCCAAAGACCCCAAACACTTTGTTGATTTCTACGCTCGACACTTAACCAAAGCGGCCAACATGCTCGCGATTAACAAGCAAGATTTAATACCCTACGGCGAAGCTCGATTGAAAGCGATTGAGACAGGCATTAACGACACTCTATTAACCAATATTTCAGCCAACGCGGCTGATGAAATGAAGGCGATACTATGAATAATCTTTATATTGATGACTTTATTGGGTCCGATATGTATGGCGATGGGATCACAAATAAAGGTGTCCGGGAAATCCTCGACACAATGGACGGTGATATTAACGTACACATTTCAAGCCCAGGCGGGTCCGTGTTTGAAGGTCACGACATATTCAACACACTAAAGGATTATGACAAAGGTTCTATTCAAGTCATTGTTGGTAGTCTAGCGGGAAGCATTGCCAGCGTGATTGCTTATGCTGGCGAAGGTTTGCCGATGGTGCGTGATAATTCAAGCATGTTTATTCACGACCCTTCAACGATTGTAATGGGAACAGCGGCGGAAATGAGACAGACAGCCGACCAGCTCGACACAATCAAAGCCACCATTATGACAGCCTACCCGTCAAACGGCATGGACTACAGCGACCTAATGGAAAAAGAAACTTGGTTTACCGCGCAGCAGGCGATTGATTCAGGCTTGGCTTTGCCTTATGAGAAAGGTCAGGTTATCAATAAGGCCAATTCAAAGTTTCACGGTTTGAGCTATCAAGATTTAATGGCAGCATTCAAAGATAGCGTTAAGCCAGTGATTGAGCCGATTATAGATCCAGTTATTGAGCCGATTATAGAAAACACACTCCCCAATTTGGAAGCGCGAAAAAGATTTTTAGAAATACAGTCGGATGACTGCTAGGGCGGATGCTCTAAACAAGAAAACCCCAGCCGCTAACGCGGTTTTTTTATGCCTGAATTAAGGCAAATAAAAGGAAAAAATATCATGTCACAATTAGACGAAATGCGATTGAAGCGCGGTCAAGTAGTTGACCAAATGAAAAACCTGATTAACGCCAACCCCGGCGACAAGTGGACGCCAGAAGTTGAGGCTAGTTATCAGAAAATGGATGCAGACCAAATCAGCATCAAGAATGAAATCGGCCGCACTGAAAAGCAAACTAAACTTGACGCTGATTTAGATAGCGTGATTGTCAACGTTGCTCGAAGCACTGGCGACGTTAAAAAAGGCGTTAAATCACCAGAGTATAAAAACGCTTTTATGAATTTGATGCGAGTTGGCAAGGGCAATGTGGGCCATGACGTGCTGAACGCTTTGCAAGTCGGCGCAGCTACAGAGGGCGGCAATATCGTACCGACTGAGTTGGACGCTGTGATTGTTGAATACTTGCAAGACTTTAATGAATTTCGTGGGATCGTTAATGTTGACGAGTCTGGGACTGATCGTGAAATACCGCTAGAAACAAGTTTAGGCGCAGCAGCTTGGACAGCAGAAGAGGCGGAATATAACGAAAGTGATGCAGCATTTGGCAAGGCCTCTTTAGGCGCGCATAAGCTAACCAGAATCATCAAAGTATCGGAAGAATTAGTACAGGATTCTGTGTTTGATTTGATGAGTTATTTAGGGCGAAACTTTGGCAAGGCTTTTGGTCTGGCAGAGGAAGCCGCGATTGTTGCCGGTAATAACTCTGGCAAGCCTAACGGGTTTAACACGGCGGCGGGGACAGGTGTCACGGTTGCGGGTGCTACGTCTATTACAGCTCTTGAGTTGATTGATTTCTTTCATTCAGTGACTGGGCCTTATCGGAAAAGAGCTACTTTTGTAATGGCAGACACAACAGCGGCTGCTATTCGAAAGCTCGTTGACGGTAATGGTCAGTTTATTTGGCAGCCTGGATTGCAAGCGGGACAGCCTGACATACTACTAGGGAAGCCTGTTGTCACGTCGGAATCAATGCCTGCTATGACTTCGGGACTTGATGCGATTTCGTTTGGTGATCTATCAGCTTATACCGTGATGGATCGTGGCGCTCGTCAAATTCAAGTGCTTAACGAGCTTTATGCGGGTACAGGCCAAGTTGGCTATCGAATGTTTGCTCGAATGGATGGTGACTTGATTGACACCAATGCAGTCAAAAATCTCACTATGGGTTAAAGGCCATTTATTAATCGGGGCGGCTAATGTCGCCCCTTTTTAATTGCAGAGGTACGCATGATTAAATTATTAGTTTCATTGGCCGGAACAGATTGTGACGGCAAACCCTTCTCAAAAAAAATGGGTGATACGGTTAGCCTCGACGCGAAAAGCGAGTCGAACTATATCCTAAAGGGTATGGCCGAGCCTGTCGTTAAGACCAAGCCAAGCAAGAAAAAATGAAGATCGAACGCATATTAGACGCGAAGGCGGAAGCGATTTCTTTAGACGAAGCGCGCAAGCAATGCCGTATTTTAGACACTGATGACGATGACACGTTGCGAGCCTACATCGAAGCGGCGCGAAATCACGTTGAAACAGTGACCCGCAACGCATTAATCGAAGGTACTTATGCGTTTTATTTTGATGAGTTTGAAGATTTCTATCATATTTATAACCCGATTGTTTCAATCACTTCTTTCGAGTACAAAACAACCGATAACATTGGCACCTATGCCGGGAGCTTAACCGGTTCAGATTATCATTTGAACACAGACCAAGGGTTGATCACATTGGCAGATGATGCAATGGATGACCTGTACGAGCAATCGAACGCAATCAAAATCACGGCCAGGGCAGGACAACCCAACATCGGCGCGGTGAAGGGCAATATAAAACTAGCCATGCTCCTTTTGATAGGCCATTGGCACGAAAACCGCGAGGCCACTATTAGCGGCACCATCATTAAGGCCATACCTTTTGGCGCGCATGAATTGTTAAGCCCCTATCGAGCTTATCGATTATGAGAGCGGGTAAGCTACGCGATAAAATCGAAATACACAGCCACACATCGGCGGTAGATGATTTCGGCCAGTCCGTTAAAACGTACACACTATTAAAACCCGTCTGGTCTGAAGCCTTACCCATTTCAGCGAACGAGACAGAGACGGGCGGCAAGTATGAAGGGCGCTCAATCTTTCAGTTTACGATTCGATATACCACAGGAGTCAGCAACAAAAACCGCATTGTTTTCGGTGGGCAGAATTACGAAATATTCGAGGTTTTAAATACAGCGGCGCGCAATGTAGAGCTGAAAATCAAGGCGGTGTTAGATGAGTGAATTTATTGATATTTCAGTAGTTGGTAATAGGGAGTTACAAAGAAAGCTGCGAAGGCTTGAGGTTAAATTGCAAAAAAAGATTGTTCGTAACGCGATAAACCGAGCGATTTTACCCGTTAGGGATAAGGCAAAATCGCTGGCTCCGGTGGATAGCGGCATATTAAAAAGCAAAATTAAAAGAAAAACAAAGGTCAAAAACGGAGTTGCTCGGGCTCGAATTGTAACTGGCACCAGAATGGAGTTAGGGATTCCAGTGGATGCAAAGGGATACTATCCAGCCGCGATTGAGTTTGGCACGCAACACCAGCCTGCAAGGTCATTTATGAGAGCGGCAATTACAGCGCTGAGAGTTCATGTTTTACAAAAAACAGGTGATTACATTGACGAAGGGATTAGACGGGCCTTATGACTATAGAAAGCGCGATTGCAACAGGCCTAACAGCGGCGTTTATTGCTGACGGTACTTTGTCAGGTTTTAGCGTGCCGGTTTACGCACACATTGCCCCACAGACCGCAGCCTATCCTTTTGTCATCTATTCAATTTTTAACAGTGTGACAGAGAATCATTTAGACCCGGTTGCCGCTAATTTGACGCTGACCTCTGTTGATATTGATTTGAGCGTTTATTCAAGCTCGGTATCACAACGCGCGCTAATTAAGACCAGCATTAAAAACAAGCTACACGGCTTTAGAGGGGCTTTAGGCACAGAAAACCTTGACATCAGAAGTTCATCAATGACTTCGTTTTCAGATTTTACCGAATCAGACCTTACTGGGTCAGATGCACAGATTTACCGATCAAGTTTTACTTTCAATCTATTTTACAACTGGAGTTAAAAAATGTCAGACACAGGCACAGGCACAACTATTGCTTTTGGAACCACAGGTTTCACTGGTCACATGCTTAGTTTTTCACCTAGTGGGCGTGAGCGTGGTGAATATGAAACGACCCACATGGGTACAACTGGCAGTAAAACATGGGCTCCAATGAAGCTTATAGATGAAGGGTCATTGGATATAGAATTCAACTTTGACCCGGACGAAAAGCCGCCGATGGATCAGCCATCAGAAACGATCACCATCACATTCCCAATTCCGGCAGGTGGTTCAACTGGTGCGACTATGGTCGGTTCTGGATTTTTAACGGGTGATTCATGGTCTTCTGAACTCGAAGAAAAAATGGTAGGCGGCGCGACACTACGATGGGCAGGCCCGGTTACTTGGACGGCCTCCACATAATGTCACTCTCTCAACAGATATTAGACTGCGACGATTCCACAATTGAACCCATAGACCTCCCTGAATGGGGCGTCAAGGCGTTTATACGCACGATGACAGGCACTGACAGAGATTCTTGGGAATTGTACGCTAGCAAGCAGCTAGAGAAGGTCAACGGCGTTAATATTCGCGGTAAGCTGGCTTGTCTTTCTTTGTGTGACGAAAACGGCAAGCGCTTATTCGGTGATGGACAGGCAGAGGCGCTATCAAAGAAAAGCTCGAAGGCATTAAACCGCGTTTATGAAGCATCGTTGAAGCTCAATAAGCTCAGTGATGAAGATATTGAGGCGCTAGAAAAAAACTAGAATGCCGACCCGAAAGAATGTTTTGGGTCGGCCTCTCCTTAAAAATGGGCATGAGTGTTAGCCGGTGTCAGAAAGAGGTTAATTCGGCTGATTTTGCCGAGCTAATAGCCTATAACAACCTCAATCCTTTTATGATCGATCGCTCGGAATACATGCTAGCCACTCTTTGCGCTTTGACCGCCAATATTAACTCAAAAAACAAACAATACACCCGTGATGACTTTCTATTGCAGCAAGCAAAAAAAGTCCCTCAAAGCTCACAAATGATGGAAAAACAAATGGAGGCACTCTATGGCTCTAATCAGTAATTTATCGGTTGGTATTACTGCCAATATGCGGCCGCTACAGCGGGGACTGACAAGGACTCGAAGACAAATTAGGGGGTTTGTTCGGTCTGTCGCCAATATTAAAACCGCTATAGCAGGCGCAATCGGTGGCGCAGCAATCGGCGCAGTTTTAAAGAAGTCATTAAATGCTTGGAAGTCGCAAGAACAAGCCGTTGCAAGCCTGCAATCAGCAAATGATTCTATGGGTAGGTCAGCTGGAGGAATGACAAAAAAGATGATTGCCTTAGCTGGTCAGTTATCAAAAGAGGGTATTTTTAGTGATGCAGATATCATTTCGGGTATGGCTGTATTATCTACTTATAGCCAGATTACGGATGATCTAATGCCACGCGCAACACAGGCGATGTTAGATTATGCGGCCAAGTCAGGTTCAGCAATGCCAGAAGCAGCGAATAAAATAGGTAAGGCCGCTATGGGTATGGCGGGCGAGCTTAGAGAGGTTGGCATTACCATGTCGTCTGAGACTGAAAGGGCTATAGCTCTATCAAGGAAAAACAAAGCAATTCAAGAAGGTAATGTTCAGGCGTTGAGGGATTCGGTCGGCTCATCCCCTGTTATTTTAAATTTTGACGGGAAGGGCTTATCTGAGTCGGCAATGGCGGCGCTAGAACTTAATAGAGAATTAAAGAAACTAGCGGCTAATGCTGAATCAAATTTGCGCGGCGCGTCAGATGCGACAGAAATATTTAAACTAATTTTAACCGATTTGGAACAGCAGGTAGGCGGCACTAATAAAGCGCTTGGCGATACAGGAACAGGCGGTATTGGGCAATTTACTAACGCTTTAAATGAGATGAATGAAAAACTAGGACAGGGGTTTTCGGGTGCGATCTCACCTTGGGCGCGCCAATTTGCAATTGATATGGGATTGATCAATATAAATGCAGAGGGGTTGGGTGTTCAATGGCGCAACACAATGCGTAATCTTGTTCATGCGTCAATTCCTTTTTTGAATGCGTTGGGCGGTATTAAACTGGCTGTTAAAACTTTAGAGTTAGCTTTTGGCGGCTTTGAACTATTCACACTGACGGTATTTAAAAGCCTAGCGAGCGGGGTTAGTTCTGTCGCTGGTTTTTTCGGTATGGACACGGCTGGAGCTGATGAGGCATTGAGGGGGTTAAACAAAGATTTCCATAACCAATTGGCGGTAGTTAAAAGCATTAAGAAAGAGCTAGGGTCTATTTATGATGATGTTGAAAATAAGCAGTTCGGAAAGGACTTATTGAAGTCGTTTAATGATTTTGATAATCGCGCTAAGAAAACTTTTGAAGGCATAAAAAATCCAAAAGTGACCCCTGAAGCATTCGCATCAAAACCCACTAATAATTTTACTATTAAATCAGGCGACACGACTAGTGGCGACGTTCGGCCCCTGTTCCCTAAAGTGGATCGAACAAACGAGATATTGGGTATGATTAATACTAACATTGGCCGCAATGTGGCGAGGGCTGGATAATGGCGACAACACTAGACATTGAAGAAAGCACCAGCATTAGCCAGAACAAAGACGGCATTCGCATAGAAAGAGTGGCTATAGTAACCGGCGTTACTGGGTCAGCGTCAGCGAAATTAAATACAGCGTTAAATGATGCCCAAATGCCTGATTTTGGCGAAGTTCATCCGGACGTTTCAGGTATCTATTTAAATGATATTAGTGGTCAGGTGATCGACAATGAAACTATTAAATTTGTTTTAAGTTATTACAATGACCCATCAACTTCAGACGGTGGTGAAACAACGTCGAGAGCATCAGGATCAACAGTAATAGAAGAGATCAATTCTGATATAAACGGCGACCGTTTTTCAGCTGCCTATTCAAATGGAGTTGCTAGTATAAACGAGGCGTTTTCGGCAGAGGTAGAAAGGCCAAGAGTAACGTTTGATTTTACATTTACAACATCGGCATTCCCTAAAACTACTATTGACACATACCTGGGCAAAATAAATTCAGTAATATGGAATAGCTACCCCGTGAAAACCATTTTATGCACAGCGGTGAACACTGAACAGCAGGATGATAATTACAAAGTCAGAATATCTTTTTCATACAACCCGGATACTTGGGTATTCATCGGAAAAACTGCCTGGGCACCACCTATTTTTGCAAGCACGCCAGCCGATTCTGGTCTTAATTTATCCACAGGCTTAAAAACATTTGAAGTCTATGCTCAAGTTGATTTTTCACCTCTATCGCTTTCATTGTAATGTCAAACGAAGAAACGATAAAAGAATGGTCAGAAGGCGATCCTTTAACCCATCAGCGGTTGAATAATATAGTCAGGCCACTCAACCGGGCAATTAAAGCATTTAGCGCGCCGAAACAAATCAATTCAACAGAGCCTAGCGCGGCTCCCGTCGCTGGTAAAAACGAGGCATTCGATTGCACTGTGACTGAATCAACGCAAACAGTAACGGACTCAAACGGCGATACAATTGACTTAGAAAGAGTTGATAGTGTGACTTGTACAGAATCAAGCACTGGTCGAGTAATGACGCTTAATATTACCTATTCTTAATTAATCGCTAAATATGACTTTATTTGTTTAATAGCGCTATATTGCTGCATTTCATAATCTTGCGGCCAGTCGAGCTGAGACTTTTCAACAATGCTTCGGACTGTTGCAAAAGGCACACCTCGGAAGCCTCTTTTTCTCAAGTCGCTTACTTGCTCATAAGCCTTCATTTGTTTATCAATATTATATCTTTGCATTTCGTAGTCACCCGGCCAGTCAAGCTTGGCTATTGTTTTGATCTCTCGAATGATTCTATTGGGTACTTGCGCTAATACGGTGCTCGTTAAAATGATCGATAGTAATAAAACGGCCAATATCTTTTTCATGTTCATAAATCCTTTTTAGAGTTTCCATTGTATGCCTTTTATGCGTAAATTAAAAACATGACTAGTATCGGATTATTTCGGCGGGTTGTGCCTTCGGAAAGCAGCTATCTTTTCGAAGCTATCGCGGTTCCTTTGAATTATAGCGCCACTTGCACCTTTACCAGTGATGAAGCATTCGAGGTTGATTGGGGTGATGGGACTTTCATATCCTATTCGGCGGGTTCTGCATCAGTCGTGCCGAGCGGCTCTATCAATATCAGAAGTGATAACTCGGTCACGATTTGCCGGTTTAATACTGATACATACAGCTCGATAAACATAACTGAAAGCTCTACTCTAACCAGCGGCGCTTACTTATGCGCGTTTCTATCTAATTTAACCTCGTTTGCTATCGATGATGCTAGCAACATCACTAATTTTAATTTTGCTTTTGCTCTCTGCTCAGGTTTAACCAGCTTTCCAGTCATTGATACTAGCTCAGTTACTACCTTGCAAGTTACATTCTATTTGTGTTCAAGCCTAACCAGCTTTCCAGTCATTGATACTAGCTCAGTTACCCACTTTGGCGGTACCTGGAACGGTTGCGAAAACCTAACCAGTTTCCCAGTAATTGATACTAGCTCAGGACTTATTTTTACTAGTAGTTGGAAGGATTGCGAAAACCTAACTAGCTTTCCTTTACTAAATACCAGCTCAGGAACTAACTTTTCAACCTCTTGGGAGGGCTGTTCAGGTCTCACCAGTTTTCCGCTAATTAATACAAGCTCAGGAACAGACTTCGTGAGGACTTGGGAGAACTGCACAAGCCTTACGAGTTTCCCAGTAATCGATACAAGTTCCGGTGTTGAGTTTAGACAGTCATTTAATCAATGCACAAGCCTGACTAGTTTCCCAAGTCTGGATTATTCGGCGGCTGAAGATATGGAAACGATGTTTGGTGCCTGTACCTCATTAGTAACAGCGGGTCATTTTGAAACATCTAACGTCAGGGATTTTGAAGATATGTTTAATGGCTGTAGCGCGCTAGAATCAATTGCATCAATCAATACAACAAGATCGGGCGCAAATAAGATAGACATGTTTGAATCAACTGGTTCATTAACCTCCCCTAATGCATCCGAGCGCGGTTTATTAAAAAGCTCTAGTGGTTACGATTTTAATTAAACTAATCATAGTTCCTTGGTTGGGGTGTTAGTTGAGATCCGCTCAATTGTGAGCCGATCTATTTAGCTATCAATTGCTTCTTGAAAAACTTTCTCAACATCGGTAAGCAGCTTGTTTTTATGTTCTTGATCACGAACAGGCACAGCCACAAAGTCAATTCCATACTTAACATACATCGTCGCCACTTCAAGATTCTTTCTTGATTCTACCGGGCTGCACTTACTCATTTTCATGGTCTACTTCCTTGGTTGGGGTGTTAAGATGTTTTTTAATAAATTTTGGCAGGGCGCGGCATAACGCATTGTTAAATCGATTGCAGGATATTGAGAAATTAACGAATGCAACAACGCTAGTGCCTTTCATACATCTTTCAATCTGTTTATCGGTTACATCTTCAGGGAGTCTGTAATGTTTTCTTATAGCTTCAACACTTTCTTTATCCATCATATTCCCTCGATTAGTTTTTCGCGCAACTCAGCCAGCCGCTTTATCAGCTGCTCTTTTTCTTCTGGCGTTACATACTCTCTAAAGCTAACTAAGCCTGCTTTCTTTCTTCGCGCTCTCAAGGCTGCGTTATCGGCTGCCCTGGATTTGGGTTTATTTTTATTCATTTTATTTCTATATTAACTTATTAAAGTTTTTCTCTTTCTGGCATACTGTCAAATTCCTGTTTAGTTATCACTCGTTTCAAATCAAACATGCAATCTATAACGGTGTTATAGTTCATTTGTTGGAAACCCTCGTTTCGATTACCGACCCAAACATAATTTTCTTTCAGAATTACGTTGTATTTGTAATCAAACCCCTGACTCTCACCATCGTTACACTCTGCTACCGCATAGTGATTTAAAATTTGCTTGCTTGACATTTCATTTACTCCGTTTAAGTACGACCAATATATAGTAACGCGTTACCGATTGCAAGGGTTAATTACACTTTTTATCCATCTATTTCCATTGGGCGGGTTTTGTGTACTTCTGTACGTATTTGTCGTGACTTGTCGTGACTGTGTCATAGGAAGGGCGTCCGATAAGTCATTGATTTATATACTATTGTAGCTTAATTGGCAGGCTACGAACCGAGCGGTCGGGAGTTCGAATCTCTCCAGGTGCGCCATATTTGTTTTGTTTTTCAAGAGCTTACAGCTCGAACTGTAGGCTTTCGTCGTTGTAGTAATGTCACTGGGCGGGAATTGTGTCTTTCTGAGAAACATATTTTATTGGCCGCTGTCAATAACTCCGATATCTCAGGTGATGAATAGTGCGCAGTTATATCGTTATTAGAGTGTCCCAATAAAATTTTTATCGTCTCCATCGGCACGCCACCGGCCGCTCTGAGGCGTCTTCCGCAGGTATGCTTCAGGTCGTGGACTCGGACTAAGCCTTTTAAACCTGCTTTATCTCTAGCGCGCTTCCATCCTGAGTTGTTAATCGTTTTAACCGGCTTGCCTTTGTAGCTAAAAACATAATCAGGATTTTGCCCTCTCACGCTTTCAACCACCGACTTCGCATAATCATTCAAAACTATTAAACGATCTTCACGATTTTTAACCAAGTCACCCGGTATTAGAAAAACAGACGTTTCCAATTCAGGCACATCTATTTCATAATCCCAGCGCAAACCACAAACGTCACTTTCGCGCGTCCCCGTGTTTACTTTGAACAAACACATTTGCGCTAGATGATCTGGCAGCTCTTTAAAAAGCCTTCGCTGCTCATCCCAGCTTAAAGGGTAAGGCTTCCTTGCATCACTCTTTGGTAATAGCTGAATCAGTGGAGAAGTGTTCAACCAAGTGTTCCCGCTTTCGTCACGCCAAAGCCTAGCCGCCAGATTTAGAACAGTTCGAACCACTACTAACGGCTGGTTGATTGTGTGATTTTTAACGCCTTCCTTTTTGCGGAAATCAATAAACGGCTTTAATGTGCCGCCGTGTATTTTGTTAAGCGGCAGATGACCAATAAACGGATCTAGCTTTGCTATGTAAGATCCTATGTTAGCGATCGATGATAAGTGCATATTCTCCTCCATATAACGTATTGCTGCTTCTCTAAACGTGAATTCCCGTCTAACGCCAAACTTGACTAGCTGACGGACTTCCTCAATTCTCCGCGCTAGAATTAACTCAGCTTCTGCTTTTTCGTGAGTGCCACTACTTTCTCGAATTCTATATCCGAGGACGGATTTGTGTAGATACCAGATTTCACCTCTTTTAATAAGGCCGGTTGTTTTTTTGCGTTGCATAATCGTTCTCCAGTTTTCGACTTATTCTGACTCCCATTCCTGAGCTTATATTCATCCGCCCAGATATCTAAGTCAACTCTATCGAACGCGATCCCTTGAATACCCATTTTAATTTCAATCTGAAATGGCCGGCACTCAGCATTAAACCGATTCTTATCCATGCCTAGATAGCCTGGGGCGTCTCGGTGCCTGATGAACCGGGGGTTAATTTGTGGCATGTCTATTTCCTTTGTTGGTTTTTCTAAGCGGCGACTAACGCTTTCTGGTCGTACTGTGAAATGCCGTAAATAATGGCGTATAGATTCCAGATAAACCGAAAAGACAGTTCATTAAATTCATGGTCCCAGAAGTCAGTAAATGTAAAATCCTCGTGTTTGAATCCCATGGCCGCGTCTAGCGCTCTTTCTTGACCATCGTGAGCGTAAGGTAATACTTCTTCTTTAATTTCTGCCCAAAGCTCACGCCGTTCTGGCCTAGGCATTTCTGAGGTGTCACTCCAGAAAGTATGTAAAACATGGCGTTCAAACTTTTCAGGGCTAAACTTTTCGGTGCCACCATGGCGATCGATCGATATGCACTTTTCTTCCCAGTAGCCTGGATTGATTCGTTCAGACCTAAAGAACTCGAACATGTCTTCTATCCGATTAAAAACATAAGTACCACAATCTCCCGTCACGCATAGATGGCCTGACCATGTGATTAAATCAAAGTAATAGCAGCTGGTGCCTGGCTCCTTAAATCTTATTCTGCGACTTACTCCGTCATCTGAAATAATTTGCATTTCGTGATTTTTAACGTCGTTCAAAAACCTTTCCTGTGTACATTCACTCATAACAATCATTCCTCTATGACAATATCATTCTTAAAGTTTGTTTCCGATTCTGGATGCATTGATTTAATACCCACCAAAATACCGACTGCAAAGAACCTTGCATCTTTACCTGTTGCTATGAATTGCTCGCCATCTATCATTACTTCGATAACCGGGTTTTCTATTTGACCGGATGCTATCTGACTAACTGTATTTTTATCTATATCCATCATCCTTCCTCTACCGGGTTAATGTTTCGTAATCTTCACATAGTTTAATGTGTTGATCTGCCCATTTATGTGCTTTCAAAAATCTTCGTTTTTTGCTATCAAAAATAGAGTTATAAAATTGAAGACCAACCGGCCTATCTTTTTTAAAAAAGACCTTAGCAACAACCATTCCTGTAAAAGTTATTTGAATTTGTTTCCTGTAGTCACTCATAACAATCCTTCCTCTACCGGGTTAATTTGTGGCATGGTCTATACCTCTATTGGGTTTAAGCGCATTCAGGACAATCACCCATTGGATAAATACCTGATTTCATGCCGCAGCCCGATCTATCGTTAGGGCCGTCCAGCTGAATTCCTTTGCAACTTTTTGATCGTTCTCCTGCCTCCCATCCATCCATCCATAGTGCTCTAGCATTGGCTTGAGTTCTGTAATTAGCAGGGCAATCGAGATTGCTCATACCTGATATGCTTGCGTTAAAACCTGATTGTTTTGGGTTTTTGTAGTTCATGGTCATCATCCTTCCTCTACCGGGTTACACAAACTTCAGTATCTTCAAACTTCTCAACAAGGTCTTTGGCGTCTTGTAAGTAACAGTCCGGCACATTTTGTAAATTAGCAATGGCTAAATTAAGAACTCCAAATATTCCAAATGCCTCCATTTCTGTGAGTTCTAAAACTACCGTTTTTTTGACTAATATATTCATAACAATCCTTCCTCTATTTAAAATAATGCCGGTCTATTCAGTACCAATGATTGAGACCGGACTTCACTACCTTTCGGGGGTAGCTCCCATTTCCCCGCTCCCTTTTAAAGCGGGTAAATTCTAAGCGGTTAAATCGCGCTTAACTTCGTCAACCAGACGTTCAAACTCTGCTATCCTGATTGCCATTTTTTCAAAATCTTCGGCCTGTTCCTCTGCGTTTATTCTAAAAACATAAAGCCGTTTGTCGGCGGTGAAGTTGTCGCAGTAGCTTATAAAGTCGATCCATTCCTTGCCTGATTCCTTTAGGTTAAACATAAGCTGCCAGCGGTAGGCTGTGTCAAAACCGCCTTTCTTAATGCGTTGATAATGTACTGATGGAATGACGGATTTAATCTCGACCAAACCATCGGTTCGGTTACCGTCTGGACTGCAACCTGTAAAGCCGTTGTCATAAAACCCGCCATTGTCAACAGTGCAAAAGTGCTCGCTCTCATATAACGCCCTGGCGAGTGGCTCCTGTTCGTGACCTCTAGCCATGTGATCATTGCTGTAACCGGACGGTATGCATTTTCCCGTTACTTGTTCAAGCGCGATATCAACCGCTAGTTTCTTTGCTGGATCTCCAAACGTTTTGCCAAAGTTAGCCATTACTTTCGCTATGGCCGAGCCAGTCAAATGACCAGCGCGAAGCCCTAGCCATTCGTCTGTGTTTTGCTCAATATCAATAAACATCAGATAGCCATCGTCTTTATCAAATCGACATTTTCGGGTGAGATAGTGACGTGCTTTAATACGATGTCGAGGTTGCCATTTGCCTTGTACGCTGCAACCGCTCTCAGCCACTTTTCTTTATCGGTTGGTGTTAGTTCTGGTTTTTGTAATACGGGCGGTATGCGGCTAATGCGTAAGCCCTCGACGGTATCTCGACCAAACTTAACGTTGGTATCAACATAAATATTCACAGGCACATTGTTCCAATCATCAATGAAGTGTGAACCAACCAAATCTTTGACTGACGTTGAATTAAACGCGTTAAGTATCATTGGTTTTAGTTTTTCACCCGGCCTTATTTCAGCTTCAGCAAAATGAGCCGTGTTAAATAGATCCTTGGTTTTCTTCGTTTGGTCCAGTTCAAGCCGTACGTATTTAATCGTTAATACGGTTGGCTCTACAATGTCAGCACTCGATAAGTACGGGCTGTTGAAAGCCTTTCTATAATGCGTTTTCTCAATTACTGCGCTCATTATCCTTCACCCTTTTCTGTTGTTGTCAGTCTGCGGTATGTGTCCCATGTGTAAAGCTCGCCATTAACCGGGCATCTAGTTACAACCTGACCATTTTCATCGAATTTTTCGAAGCGCTGCCAATCTTCAATCTCGTTATCTTTTTTACCAACGTCTTCAACCAATATTAACTCTCCAAATTTCGGCCGGCTTGGAAACAGTTCGCTTAACAATTCTTGATAATTGATGTGAATACAACATGAGCCCATTGCCTTCTCGTTTGTTAAGCGTCTAGCCAGTAGCGCTTGTTTCAATACTTCTTCGGTGACCGCTCTCATTCTAAAATCTCCCTCAAATCGTTTGTTGTCAGCACTATGATGATCAGTAAAGCAATGCCGGTTAAATTGGCGCCAATGTTTTCAGTACCTAGCGCGAGTAAGAAAGCAACGCATAGAGTTAGGTTAATCATTACCCTTCACCCTTTTCGGCAGGTGTCTGGCGCCTGAAGTTTTCCCATTCGCAGTAATCCCCATATTCACCTTTAGTTAATATGTTACCGTCAGCGTCAAGGCTGAAAAATTTACGCCATGCTCCCTCATCAGTAGCGCCGTTGCCGTTCCACACCCAAATAAGCTCTCCCCCCTTTGGCAGCTCTGGGAATAGCTCATCAAAAACATTGCTAGAGTAAAAGGCATCATGCCTTGAACTATGCTTATTCATTGCGGCGATAACTTCCGCCTCTGTTACTGTTCGTTCGCTCACGGCTATTCTCCTTTCTGCGTGGGGGTTTGGCGTCTGTAGTGTTTCCATCCAACAAGACTTGCAGGACCAACAAAAACACGACCTTCATTATCAATGTGATGAAATGGCCGCCAGTTGCCGTATGGCATAGGGGCCAAAGTATCACTTACATCAACAAGCTCCCCCGGCTTTGGCAGCTCTGGGAATAGCGAACTGACAGTATCCTTAAATGATAAGCGCTTTTTCAGTGCATCGATTACTTGCTGCTCTGTTACTGTTCGCTCGGTCACGGCTATTCTCCTTTCTGCGTGGGGGTTTGTGGTTTGGCGTACATAAAACAAACGGTAGTGGTGTTTTCAACACTTCCGTTCATAAAACATACGTACTCACTATCATCGTTTATATAGCAAAAAACTCTAATTTTTGGATTTTTAAAGCTTTCGTGTTGACTAACTACAATAGCCTCCCCCTCTTTAGGCTTGAAAATGGGCGGGAATGCCATTTCTAGTATTACGCCAAAGATAGGAAGGTTAGTTATTGATGCGTGAGTTAAAATGGATTTCAGTTTTTCTTCATTAATGGTTCGCTCGCTCATTTGATCCGCTCCTGATCGTCTACAGTCACAACATGAATAGAACCCGACAAATTTAAATTATTAGAATCACAGTAATTTGAAGTAAGGCGCTTAGTGTTGAAACTTAAAACTTTAAAGCCCGAACCATCTAGATAAGGCAACAGCCAATATTCCTTTGGCTCAGGCTTGATGCGGTAATCATGGGTGGCAAAGTCCATAAATACATGTTTAACATGTCTATCTTTAAACTTAGAATCTATAGCAGCCTTAACCCTACGCTGAATAACCTTGCCATCCTTATGCGCTTGGATAACTTCAATCATTTCGTCGTGTGTCATTTCATCCGCTCCTGTAGTACAACGATTTGTGCTAATTCATCCGAGTAACGATGCTTTTTCATCAGCCTTTCGTGGTGCGCTTGTTCGGCTGCTGTCATTTCAGGCTTATTCATAACCACGATCCCAAGCTTCAAACTCTGCCCTTGATTCTGCTTTGCGTTCAGCGGCATCCTCTTCTATTGTTTGGCGCTCTGATAGCGTCATTTCGTCAACGCTGTCATCGTAAAAGGGGCTACGCGGATCATTGTCATATCGGCGAATGTCGTCAGGGTAATTATCATGCTGAGACATTATGAAACCCCCGCAAAAGCATCGTGAAGAGGTTGGGGTGATGTGTTGGTGAGTCTTTGGATTTTCGTTTGAAGCTCTTGACACTTTTTGTCAGACTGACTTTTAGCGAGGGCTAGTTTCTGGTTAAGGACTTCAGCGGCATGGTCGCGAATACGATCTAGGTGCTTGTCCATATCAACTTCAACGCTGCAAATAAAAACACCGGCGCAATATTTCTCAAAATCTTCGGGTGCATCAGTGCGGATATCGACTGCGAAATTTAGCTTTCCTTCTAATATATCGGCGGGGTCTGATGCGTATAAATAAAACTGGGTCATTTGCTTCACTCCATTGGTTGATGAGTGAAGTATAAACACTTTGGTTAGTATAGCAACCAGTTTGTTTATATAATTATTTTATTTTAGGCAAAAAAAACCCCGCGGTAGCAGGGTTGGGTTAATTATTAATTTAAAATCTATCTATATGTTGCTCTACTGACTGATAGATCTTTATGTTTTACGTCACCACTTCTCCGGCCGCCTCCTGATTTCCTTTTATCGGTTTGATCACGTTGGTCGGGCTGGTCGGGCTGGTCGGGCTGATCGGGCTGATCGGGCTGATCGGGCTGAGACTCTCTTTCTTTGATAGCCTTTGTCAATTCTTTTAATAGCAATTTTGTCGTAATATGTATCGGCACCACTAAAACTCCGTTTTTTCTAAGCAACTAAATTTAGTAAGGGTATCACGCCCAACCGTCTCATCTCCTCATTATACCAAGCTTTATAAAGTATCTTAAAAGCCTTTTTCCGCCACTCTGCATCCGCCATTGTCTTTGGGTATTCTTTGGAATATTCAATTATTCCTAATACCGCAAAGTCTAGCGCCTCCTCGTTCCATTCATCATATAGGTGATTTTTTGGACAGGTTAGTTCATTAGGTTGGTCTACCTCCTTACTAATAAGCCAGTCAATACCAAGGATTTCAGCAATCGCTGGCTTTAGATTACCGGGTACCTTGCCTCGTTTAATCCAATGGTTGAGTGTTTGAGCATTCGGTAAGCCAATTGCAAAGGCTAGTTGTCGCTTTGACTTATAAAGCACCAAGCCTTTTTCTAGTAGCTGCTCAATAAATTCATTGTCATTAATCATATAAAAGATTTTACCCCGCAGATAAATAAATAAATATCAACAATGTGTTTGCATATATAACCAAAGCGGTTATACTCGGACGATGAAAATATTAATAACACTGACGCCACTTGAAAGAGCCATTGAATTTTTTGGCGGCAATCAAGCTGCATTGGCGCGTGCCATTGATCCACTCGCTTCAACCATGATCGTTACCCACTGGAAAAAAAGAGGGGTACCACCTTGCCGTTATCATCAGATACAGCAAGCGTGCAATGGCACTGTAACGACTGAAGATTTTTATTTTCACGCGAAAGAATCACCCTCTTTAACAACAACATGAATTTTCTCTCCTCGTTTATGTTGTTTTTGCATCGTCATTCAAAATGATTGGTGCTTTTTTATTCACATTGAAAGCCTCTGGGTCAATGGCTTTTAGTTTTTCTAATCGACCCAAAACAAACGAAAGGACAGAGAGGTAAGTATGTATTACGAGCAATCGAATAGAAGGACGCATGAAATTAAACTCCGTTTTTCTGACTGTGAAGAAATGAAGATCAACCGCTTCATTTCAGATCAAGGCGGTCAACCTGCGGTACTACTTCGCGAATTAATAATGGAAGCCTTAAAGACTTCTAACACTAATGCTAACCAAGTTGCTAAAAACTTGGAAGTCGCTAAGTAGCCCCCATGGGCTTAAAAAACATAATTAAAAGGAGGCCTTTTTTAGGGGCTCCGAAAGGGCTAATAAGTCACCGGAGAAAAAACAAATGCATGAATTAGAACTGCCGGACCTTCAACATCGCCAGGTTTTAGAATACTCAGTAACAAATGGTTTAACGCTTGAAGAAGCGTGTAAAAAATTAATTATGCAGCAAATTGACGTGTTTAATGCCAAGCAAATTGAGCTCGCAAAATACGCCAATGTTTTCAGCATTAGAGCCGCTAAGTAATCCCCGTGGATAACCCTCAATTTATCTTTATGCCATACGAAATACTCATCGACGACCGTCTAACTTTAAGACAGCTAAAAGTCTTAATGGCGATCTGTTCATGGCGTAAAAGTAACACCAATATATCGCGTGTTAGCAGAAAAATACTATCAGAAAAAACAGGGATTAGAGAAACAAGAATCTCCACAGTAACAACCGAATTATCAAAATTGGGATGGCTGGAAAAGAAAGGAAATGGCGGGAAATCTCAATGGATTGAATACACCCTAACGGTGCCCGAATTGGGTACGGTACCCGAATTGGGTACGGTACCCAGTTTGGGTTCAAAGGGTACCCGAATTGGGTCACAAACGGTACCCGAATCAGGTACACCCATAGTTACAGTTACTAATACAGTTACTAATACAGTTACTAATACAGTTACTAAAAGCGAATCACATGTAAAAGCATTTAAGTCTTTTAATCTTCAGCATAAGGAAGCACTGAAGATGAACATCGAATTTGATAAATGGGTTTTGCCTTTATGGGTCAGCCCTTCGGCCTGGGCTGAGTTTGAACAGCATCGCTCGACGGTTAAGAAAAAGGACTGGTCGGACCTTGCCAGAACTAAGGCGGCAAACGTCTTAAAAGGCTTCACTTTTGAAGAGCAGCAAACCGCAGTCAATATCTCAATTATGAGCGGCTACCCAGGTCTTTATCCCAAAAAAGCAAACGGAGTAAGCAATGCAAACAATAGCGGGGCTAATGCCCGTAGTAAATCAGGACACGCCAATATCCTCCAGCACCTTAAACGTCAAAGCCAGTCAGCCGGAGGATAATATTGTGTATTTATTTTCTGAACTAGCTATCAAGTATGCCCACAAGTTCACCTCAGTTTTTGGTGATGACGAAGACGTGTTGCACGCCACTCAAAACGAATGGGCTAAATCACTAGGCGGCATACCTAACGCGCAACTGAGGCAGGGCGTTGATGCCTGTATCGATCAATACCCCTCATGGCCGCCAACGGTCGGAGAGTTTAAACAGCTTTGCAAACTAAGCGCAAAAGCCTTGGGCGTGCCTACAGTCGAAGCGGCGTGGTTGGAGGTGTCAAGCACAGCAATGACCGTTAATTTCAGTCACGGCATAGTGCTGGCAGTGAGAAACGACCCACGCTGTATGACATTCGAATGGCGGCTATTACCTTTCGCTAAAGGCTTGAAATTGTTTGATCTAATTTACTCAGATTATCTAGCTAGAGTCGCAGACGGTGAAGTCTTTATTTTACTCCCCGCAATTGAAAATAAGGTAGGCAAGCCAGTTACCAAAAGCGAACGATTAGCCGCATCAAATAAATGGATGGATCAACTCAAGGGAGCAATAGCACGATGAAAAAAGGTTCAAAAATGGAATTGAACGAACGGCCTATATTCGACTTTGAAGCGCAAGGTCATAAAGTTTTCGAGCACAAAGGTCACAAGTTTATTCAGCACCAGGAGTTCACCAAATACTACGAGGGCGACGAATTATTACATTCTGAGCCACTGCCAATATCAAGTGATGAGCCGACTCAGTGGGCCTTCTGGGGCGGTCAGATTATGACAGGCAATGAGATTGTTAAGGCAATGAAGCATATCGGGCCAGAAGTAATAGAGCCAACAGGCGGTAAGGCTGCAATGTGGCAGCGGCTAGAAAATATTAAAAACAACTAGGAGAATAGAACATGAGTGCTAGATCAGACGGAATAGAGGCTTACGACAAAGGGGAAGATCATGTAATTGATAACCCTTATGAATATGAAGATAAGAGAAGTGAAGAATGGTTAGACGGTTGGCGCTTTGGACTGAAATGCGACGTTGAAAATGAATTGCCGTAATCCTAACCACCAATCAGGAGAATAGAACATGAGTAAAGAAATAGCAGAAGCAATGGCAGTTATTAAGCAAGCAATGATTGACGATGGGCCAAGTGAG